AGTCTGTAAGATTAGTGAGTGTGCGTGGTACTATGGGAAAAAGTAAGAGCATAAAAGAGTTTATAACTGAGTATAATGAATGTATACTATTATTATATACAACATTTTATAAGGAAAAATTATTATGACAAAACAACCAGAAATAAAAGCGTACCCTTATACGGACTTAACCGAAGTGGAGTTACGCCACAATAAAATAAAAGACCAAGTACCTACTGCGATAGTTGTACCCATTACGCCAGAGTTTGTTAAGTGTAAAAGTTGTGGTACGAACAAAGTTATTTTTGACCAAACGGAAATAGAGCAACGTTTTTGGGATGAGTATAATGACTTTGTTGATAAAGTATACGATATGCTTGGTGACGGTGTATTAATTAAAGAGGGAGGGCAAGTACAAAATGACACATGATGTATTAAAACCAAAAGACTTTTTAAATAAAAAGCAGATAAAAGAACTAGAACAAAAAGGTTGGGAAGTAATACCCAAGTGTAGGTTCTTAGATCTTTACAGGGAAGACTTCACCTCTGACAGCGTTTGGCAAGAAGTGTGTGATGTTTTTAATAAACGATATGCAAACCATATCACCATATTAAATATAGGAGTAATTATAAATGACGGATAAAAGCGTAACAGTTACGTTGAACCAAGTTACAGCTCAGGCGGCTTGCGGACACGTGCTACATAAACATCTTAAAAAAAGTTTGCAGGAAGTATTAGATTTAGAAAAAGAGATACATAGGTTTGAATTACATTCTTCTCTATACTTCCAGGGACAGGTGGCTCTCGCAAAAAGGCTTATGTCCTATGTAGAAATATTAGATAAAGATTTAAAGGAGTTACATCATGGTTGACAAAACTTATAACGATCTATTAAAAGCTGGCATTGATACCAACCAAGCACGCGATATCTACTTTGCGTTTGAAAATAGTACCATTGCCCAAATGCGCGATGAACTTGAGGAATGGTTAAAAATCAAAAAAGCTGAACATGATATAGCGAATCAAGGAGATTTTTACGAACTTGCTACTATATTACACGCGATTGCTGTATTGATGTGGCGTAACCCAGATGTGCGTAAACATTTTTTAAAAGAAATAGTAGCACACAAAAAAGCCCAAAAATAGACGGTTTTAAAGCCCTTCTGACACTCGTAATGGTGTGTTGGGGGGGTAACATACCCCAAGTACCATGGACTTTCCTTATATAGGTAGAAAATGAAATAGTGATAAATTTGTTTTTTATGATTCTCCGATATACAATATATAGCTATATCCAATATATACTCTAACTTTCGAGGATCGCGCGGCGATTTATAGGGTTAAATTAGATATTAACAAAATTTTATTTTTGACCTATTATAACAAAGTAGGAGATAACAATGGCGATAGCAAAAGCAACTCACAAAAATAAGTTAGAGATAGTAGCAAATCCACGCAAAGAGAAAAGCATTACTCCAAAACAGGAGGAGTTCTGCAAGATCTACGTTTGCGAGGATGTTAGTCAAACGGAAGCAGCAATCAGGGCAGGATTCTCTAAGAAGTCTGCTCACGCAATAGCATCACAATTACTTGACGCAAAAAGATATCCTCATGTGGTTGAAAGGATTCGTGATCTAAAACTTGAGTTAGCCCAAAAGTATGAGGTTACGTTTGAAGGTCACGTAAAAAAATTATCTGAGATAAGAGATACCGCACTCCAGTCAGGAGCATTCTCTGCAGCTGTCGCTGCTGAAAAATGTAGAGGACAAGCAGCAGGGATCTACATTGATCGTAAAGAAATACTCCATGGGAAGATTGACCAGATGTCTAAAGAGGAAGTCATGAAAGAGATTCTCAAAATCCAAAATGAGTACCCAGCTTTAGCAGCGATCGTAGAAGATAATGTTACCATAGAGGCTGAGGTAACAGAAGGCAAATCCCAGGACAAAAAAAGATAAAGTAATTTAAGTCAGTACCTAATATAGACTGTATACTAAAGTTATACAATTTAAACGGAGGTATAGATGCAATATAATAACGCGAGTGTAATTATAGCACCAGACCTAGCAGAATCAATATTTGGTTTGCGTGAGATATACACACAAGACTACCATTGTCGTATGACTGTAAGTAGTACGATAAGTAAGTTAGCTAAAGAGTACTCTATTAGAGACCACGATCTTTACTTACAAATTAGACCTGATAGGTTTTATTACAGACGTACAGATCAAAACAGGTTAGCAGACCAAAAAGATCTAACGGTGTTAAACTTAAACCCAGAAGCCACACGAGCTGTAGATAGTTTGAGGGGTAGATTACTGAACGCATATGGTGTAAAGTATAATAGACGTGAGATACTTAACATATTGGTAGATTACACTTATATGGAGAAATAATATTTAGTCAGCTGATTATACTATTAGTATACTATATATTATTAACAGTATTTTATAAGGAGTAAAAATTATGCAAGATTTACAATTAAACAAATGGGTCAAGTTTAAAGATTATCTTAACCACCCTTGTCCAGTAGTAGATCCAAAAGATATTCATTATCAAGAAGATATTCAGTTGTGGCAACAAGATCAAATGCAACTAAATATGTTATACAATCTTATCAAACATGAAGTCACTACTGCTTACGCTCAAGCAAAAAACAAAAATGTTGATTTACTACAATATGAACCAGAGTGTGGTTTTTATGATGTAAATAATAACAATAAGGATTTGGGCAGTATTAGTGATAGCACTAGGGAGATATTAGATTATTTGCCTTGTGTTACTGATAAGTACAATAAGCGTATGAATAAAAAATGGTTACGCACAAGATACAGGCACTACCCATACTTTGAGTTAAAGTATTATGATGTATGTTGGTGGTCAATCCATCAAAAAACTGATTTACTAAACATACCTAAAGATAAAAATGTACAGTATATGTTAGATCAAGGTATGCGTTTTATTTATTATATTTATGAAATCAATTATACATATGGTCCAATCATGTATGTAATTAGCAAAACGAGTTAGGGGGTAATTATGGAGTTAAAATTTAATAAGTTCAATAATAAACATTATAGCAAAGCAATCAGTAATTTTTTGTTGCCTGATAATATTGCTAGTATGACAGAAGATGATCTTATTGATAACCTACAATTTTTGAGTATAAAGTATTACATACTAGATCTTTGTAGGGAGAATCAAAATCTTAAAAATCTTAACATTTACTGTGAGGAATTTGATCAAATTATTACCCCTGAGACAGTAACAGCAAGATGGGAAAACAAAATTGATCGTAAGGTGGTTGCTAGTTTTAATGATGGTAAAGGTGTTTGGGTTGAGTTAATAACCTTCCCAGCATATCAAGGTAAAACTAAAATCCAAATGTATGCTATGCAAACATACGATCCTTATAGTGCAATTTATCCACTGTATTTTTATTTTCAGTAAGATTAAGTAGTGTATGGTCTAGGTATACCCTAGACTGTATACTATATGTATGTTAAACACATTTTATAAGGAGGTAAATTAACATGAATAAGTTTTATAAATACAATATAGATAAGGCAAAACAATATTTGCTAGAAATGTACTTTGGTACTGATAACCCAAGCATACAGGATCTGCTTGATGTTGGTATGTCTAGTTCCTCAGTAGCATTTAACTTTATTGAGTTTTGTGCTACGCAAAAAGCGAAGGGAAAAAAATACATTTACATTAGCAATGACGAACACCCACAAAATGATAAACCACAAGCTGATCTAACACTAGATCTTAGCAATGTGGTAAAGGATCCCAAGTGGTCTTATGCAACCAAAGTCACTATTGGTAGCACTCTTTTGTATAGTAGTTCTAAACAAAAGTTAAATGATACAAATGTGTATGCACTTGAGTGTCATGATTATATGTTCCCTCATGCAATATTTGTTATTTTTAAATAGGAGGTAGTTATGGATTTATTTAATAGTAAACTCGCAAAACAAAGTTGGTATAAACTTCCAGTCAATACATTTATTAGTAATAGCCAAGACAGTTATTTTACTAACGCTGACGCTTGCAAGTTATATACAAAAACTTTTTTTACGGAAATCTTAAACTGTAGGTTTGCTCAGTATATGCACTTAAAGTCATACCCCAAACCTCAAAATGTATACACCCTAGATTACGAAACTCTAAGTGATCAAGGGCATGATCTATACCGTAATCTAGAATCTTTGTATCAACATGAGTTGCAACTACATCAAACTGCACCAGATTTTAGTATTTGTGAGATGGGTAACACCATTGAGACGATTACACATACTTTTGTGCAGGACAAGATTATGTTCCGTTGGTATGGTGGTCAGGAGTGGGATCTACCAGCAATGTATACATACTTTGAGTAAGTAGGAAAAAATAGTATATGGTCAGGCTAGCAACCTGACTGTATACTGTATGTATATTAAACATTTTATAAGGAGTAAATTATGCAAGGATTTATATTAGCAGAAGGACCAGAGCAAACGCACAGATTTAGGTTGCGTACTTTGAGAATGGGTTTGCAAGCTGAGTTACAAGGTAGGCGACTTACTAGAGGTAGAAGTTGCTACAGTATTATTAAAAAAGAGTTTGGCTTAAAAGGTAACAAAGAGAAAGTGTTACGTGAGTTTACTAAATTAATAGGAGAGGTGTAGTATGGCAACAAGATCTTTAATTACTGTAAAAACAGTAGACAAAAATTTAGGTGATGTGTATGAGACAGTATACTGCCATTGGGATGGCTACCCAGAGCATATGCTAGGTAAACTCAAAGCATACTATAATAACTTTGATAAGGTTAAGGATTTAATGGTAGAGGGTGACAGATCTACCATAGAACCTGACGCAAAACTTTACAATCAGCCAAGTACTCAAGTAGTAGGTTTACAAGATCTAATAAAAACTGCTTGGGATTGTAACGCTGAGTGGGTATACTTGTTTAATACTGATATGGGTAAATGGCAGTATTTTGAACCAAAGTACCCGAGTAAACCAAAACACCCAATTGATGTTGAGATGTTATATGGAGGTTAAATGCCTAGCAAACCAGAAAGCAAGTTTTGGAAAAGATTGCAAAAGACCACCTTGGATCAGGGCGTGCATTGGACACGCCTTGAGTCTTGGGCAGTCCCAGGAGTACCTGATCTACATGGGATCGTAAATGGGTACGCCTTTTGGGTTGAACTCAAGATTAATAACTTAAAGTCACTAAAGTCCATCTCATTATCACCTTTGCAAATATCATGGCAAATCCAGTATTGTGATCATGGCGGCAAAGTCTGGAACTTGGTTGATCACCCTTCCTCCCGTACTGTTAATTTATTTTGGGGTGGGAGAGCGCAAGAATTGGCAATGCACAGAGAGCCATTGACCGCGGACTGGAGTGAAAATTACGATTCACTCTGGGGAGAGAGACTGATCAAATTTATTCTAGCACATTGAGAACCACGTTACAAGAGCCATGGATCGTGGCCGATCGGTTGATAAAATTTGAGAAAAAAGTGCTTGTCACTCCATAAGAGATCAAGGTAGATCATAGCAGTATTTTTTCAAGGTTAATGGTGCGATCAACTTTGATCAAGGTAGATCATTCTAGATCAAGATAGATCATATAAGTTATTTTCTCAGTTTGATAAATTAGTGCTTGTTTTATGATTAATCTTTTGCTATTGTGAATGTATACAGTAATTATACTGTATGTTTTTATAACGACATAACAACTTTAGAAAGGAGTTACAATATGTCAAAATCATTAAAGGTTGTTGCACCTCAAAAGCAAACCACTATTAAAAGTCCACAATTACTTGCAAGCAAGGACAAGGAAATTACCCCAAAGGATATTGTTGATTTTGTTAACAATCATGCTGGTGGTCAGTATGCCAATGTCCTTATACAACCATTGGACAATGTAAACCTAAAGGACAAACAACCTGTCCCATTCGGTTACAACGGTCGTCCAGGTGGTACGCGTGAGGTAATACAAAACTGGATGTTGCGTGGTGTTAAAGGTGACTTTAAGTTGTCTACCATTTTAAATGTGTCCGCTAAAAAGGTTACGGATAAAAACGGTAAAACACTTTTTCAGGGTGGGCATTCTAAATCCAAACCTGTCTGCTTACTTGCTCTATTAAACGGTGGTTACTCACCATCGTCCAAGTTCTGGGGTACACCGTACGTCAAGTTAGTTGTCCAAAAATAACTAACCATCGGGGAGGGTCAACGCTCTCCCCACTCTCTCCAAGACTCTCCAAGACTCTCCACGATTGAGACTCTCTCCCTGATTGACTGATCATAATCATAAGTATAACTATACATGATCAAACTAGATCAAGGTAGATCATAAAAGTGTTTTTTGATGTTGTGGTAAAAATACAACAGTTTTAAATTAATTTAACTTTTTTTACTTTTTTTTAAAATTAACCCTTGCAATTATGTATACATACTATATATTAATAGTATACATAAATAATTAAGTTTATGTTGTAACAAAAAAGGTGGTAAAAATGCAAAATGCAAAAACCAAAAACACAACAAGCACAGTTGTAAAAAGTGCAACATTAACATACCAACACAACAACGGTATTGGTATAAATGGTAAACTGTTTTGGCAGTTTATTAATACCCATTGTGGGGGGCAACTTGCTAACGCTTATATTAAAGTGTTGCCAACAACCAATATTGCTGGTGGGCAATTTACAGCCATTGGCAATAAAGGTGGTAAAGGTAAGGTTGCCAGCAATTTAGGGGGCGTACGCAAGGCTGTGCAAAATTGGTGCATATTTGGTATAAGCCCACAACACGCAAAAACTTATGGTGGTTTTAACATTACTAAAAAAAGTTATAACCTTAACCATATATTAAGTAGTGCTACAAAGTGGGGGCATACTAAAACTAACCCTACTTGCGTACTTGCTTTGCTTAACGGTGGCTATAGCCAAAGTGCTAAAAGCTGGGGCAGTAGCTTTATTGCAATAACCAATAAGCAGTAACGCTTAAAAAGGTACTAGGGGGCTAATTAGCCCCCTACCTTTAAAACGCTTACCCCCTACCCCCCAAAATTTGGCGGTGTGCTGAGCAAGCTCTGTCTTGCGAAGCCTGTTTTGGACAAATCTTCGAGAGGAAAAAACTTATGGACACCCACCCCCCTAAAACCGTAAAAAGCGATTAGGTTCATTGTCAAAATAAAATTTTCGATATATAACAAAACTTATGAGTGTTCACCTCGATACAATCCCTGATGAGAAACTCAGGCACTATGCACACTTAATCAATAGACATAAACAGATGTCTGAGTCCGAAGCGTCGCAGAACGACTTCATGACTTTTTGTAAAGCCGTATGGCCAGAGTTTATTGAAGGACGCCACCATAAAAAAATGGCAAAGAAGTTTAACGAAATCGCAGAGGGCAAAATAAATCGTTTAATTATTAATATGCCACCGAGACATACTAAATCAGAGTTTGCCAGTTATTTATTACCAGCGTGGTTGATGGGACGTAAACCAACTTTAAAAATTATGCAGACTACACATACCGCTGAACTTGCTTTCCGTTTTGGTAGAAAAACACGTAACTTGATGAACCAAGAAGATTACAGGAAAGTTTTTCAAAAAGTAAATTTACGTGCGGACAGTCAAGCTGCTGGTCGATGGGAAACGGAACAAGGCGGAGAATACTTTGCAGCTGGTGTGGGAGGTGCGGTTACTGGACGTGGTGCGGATTTGTTAATTATTGATGACCCACATTCCGAACAAGACGCTCTTTCACCACAGGCAATGGAGAATGCGTACGAATGGTATACTTCAGGACCACGACAAAGATTACAACCTAAAGGGAGTATTGTGATTGTGATGACTCGTTGGGCAGAAAACGACTTAACTGGTAAATTGATAAAACAACAAGGACGCGATATATTAGCGGACAAATGGGAAGTGATAGAATTCCCTGCTTTGATGCCCGAAACAGATAAACCTTTATGGCCTGAGTTTTGGGATAAGAAAGATTTGTTATCGGTTAAAGGTTCGCTATCTGTTGGCAAGTGGGAAGCACAATGGCAACAGAACCCGACCAGTGAACAATCTGCTATTTTAAAACGCGAATGGTGGAACGTGTGGAAAAAGAAAGAGTTACCCAGTTTACAATACGTGATGCAAAGTTATGATACCGCGTATAGTAAAAAGACAAATGCGGATTATTCTGCCATAACAACGTGGGGTGTTTTTTACGAAAATGAATCCGGACCGTTGAACGTGATTTTGTTAGCAGCCCAACGTGATAGATGGGACTTTCCAGAATTACGCAGAGTAGCACTAGACGAATATAAATATTGGGATCCAGAATGTGTACTGATTGAAGCAAAAGCGTCAGGTATGCCATTGACTCAAGAACTGCGGAACATGGGTATTCCTGTCATGAATTATAGCCCAAGTAGAGGTAGCGATAAATTTACTCGTGTGAATTCAGTTGCACCATTGTTCGAAAGTGGGTTAGTATGGGCTCCAGATACAAGATGGGCGGAAGAAGTAATTGAAGAGTGTGCTGCATTCCCAGCTGGAGAACACGATGACTATGTTGATACCGTGACCCAAGCGTTGAGAAGATTTAGAGAAGGTGGTTTTATTACACACCCAGAAGATTACGAAGAAGATATTATACAAACTGTAAATAGAAGGAATTATTACTGATGGCTGAAAACACTAGATTAATCCGACCAACCGCAGTAGATCGTGCATTGGTTGAAGCACCAGAATCCTTAGAACCAGAAGAGAATATAGAATCCCTTGGGGAAGAAATTGAAGTTGAAGTAGAACCAAATGAGGAAGGTGGCGTAGAAGTAACTTTTGGCGAGACCGAAGTACAAGTACGCGAAGTAGAAGATTTTTATGGCAACCTAGCTGAAACATTAGATGACGATGTACTTAATGATGCAGGACGTTTTGTGTTAGATGCGGCAGAAGATGATAAAAATAGTCGTAAAGAATGGGAAGATGGGTACACTAAAGGTTTAGATTTGTTAGGTTTACGTTATGAAAATCGTACAGAACCTTTTGATGGTGCAACAGGGGTAGTACACCCATTATTAAATGAAGCTGTGACGCAGTTTCAAGCTGGCGCATATAAAGAAATGTTACCAGCGACGGGACCAGTACGAGCAAATATCGTAGGTATACCGAATGAAGCTGTAGAACAACAAGCTCAACGCGTACAAGATTACATGAATTATCAAATTATGTACGAAATGGAAGAATACGAACCCGAGTTTGACCAAATGTTATACTACTTGGGACTAGCTGGTAGTGCATTTAAGAAAATTTACCGCGATGATGCGCTACAAAGACCAGTTAGTAAGTTTGTACCAGCCGAAGACGTACTTGTACCATACGTTTCAACCGATTTACGGTCAGCAGAACGTGTAACACACGTCATAAAAATGAGCGAAAACGAACTGCGTAAGCTACAAGTAAGTGGTTTTTACAGAGATATAGAAATAAAAGGTGGTATGGATGACCAAACTTCCGACATTGAAGATAAATATGACGAACTTGAAGGCGTAAGTAAGACAGAATACGAAAATCAGTTTACTTTATACGAATGTCACTGCTATTTAGACCTCGAAGGTTACCAAGATACAGGCGAAAATGGCGAATCTACTGGAATTAAGCTACCGTACATAGTAACGGTGTGTTATGATACCCAAGATGTGCTTTCAATACGTCGTAATTACAGAGAAAATGACCCAATCAAAGAAAAAATCCAACATTTTGTACAATATAAGTTTACTCCTGGACTAGGTTTTTATGGTTTTGGATTAATTCACTTACTTGGCAACTTATCTCGTACAGCTACAGCAAATTTGCGTCAATTAGTAGACGCTGGTACACTTTCAAATATGCCAGCTGGCTTTAAAGCACGAGGTTTGCGTATAGCAGACGATGCCGAACCATTGAAACCTGGAGAATTTAGAGATGTTGATGTTCCTGGAGGTGATTTACGTACAAGTTTAATGCCTTTACCTTATAAAGAACCATCTGGCACATTATTTCAACTTATGGGTTTTGTAGTAGGAGCCGCAGAAAAATTTATAGGTACTACAGATATGTTAGGCAATAAATCACAAGAAATGCCAGTAGGTTCTGTAATCGCTATCCTAGAAAAAGGTGCGAGAGTAGTAAGTGCAGTACATAAAAGATTACATTCTAGTTTAAAAACAGAATTACGTATGTTGGGTAGACTTTTTGGTGAAGATCCAACCCCATATCCGTATGAAGTAGGACAAGACCAACGTATCAAAGCTCAAGATTTTGATGAAAGAGTAGATATTTTACCAGTAAGCGACCCGAATATTTTTAGTATGTCGCAACGTGTAGTTATGGCACAAGAACAATTAAAACTGGCTCAAGCTGCACCAGACTTACATAATTTATATGAATCATACAAACGTATGTACGAGGCTCTTGGTGTTAAAAACGTAGACCAGATTTTAAATCCGCAACGTCCTCCAACCCCGAAGGATCCTGCGTTAGAAAACCAAGAAGCCTCGGCAGCAGCGCGTGGTCAAATGAAACTACAAGCATTTCCGCAACAAGACCACGATGCACACATCGCTGTACACCAAGCATATATGAACTCAAAAGTGGCACAATTACAACCAGCAGTTTTACTTTCACTAGAAAAACATATTTTTGAACACATTGGTTTAAAAGCTCAAGTCATTGCACAAAGCCAAATGCAACCGCAAGATATGCAAAACCCAGATATGATGGCTGCTAAAGTAGCACAGATACAGGCACAGTTGATGGCGGAATATTTACAAAAGAACCCACCACAACAACAAACTGACCCACTTGTTGCAATTAAACAACAGGAAGTTGATATCCGTAAGCAAGAAGCACAGCAAGATGCAATGTCTGACCAAGCTAAATTACAACTTGATGCGCAGAAGTTACAGCAACAAAATGCTATACAACGTGAACGTATTGATAGTGCCGAAGATATTGCAGCTATGAAAGTAAGACTTGCGCAAGAGCGTCAACAGAATATAATGAAACGAACTGGAGGTTAATTATGAGTGATAGAAAACAAGAATTATTAGATTTGTTAAAAGACAAAAAAGAAATGGATGAAGATACATCCGATATAGAAGCAGAACTTTTTCAAATCCAAGAAATGGAGGAAGATATGGGTAGAAGTGATGGATCTAAAGAAACTGGAGAACAACTTGCGAAAAGACAGCAAGGTTTTGCGAAAAAAGAGCGATTTTTAAAAGATGCAGAAGCAAAATCTGAAAAATTTACTATCAAAGAACAAGAAATATTAAAAGAAGAAACACCAAAAAGAAAAAGATCTATGGGTTCTCCGATTACTGGTGAAAAACTTAAGACTGTTGGTGGTGGTATATCGCGTGGTGGTGGTATCGCTGTAAAAGGTATTAAGTTTAAAGGAGTATTTTAATGGCACTACCTATAATTGGTTCAGCTGTGGGTTTAGTAGGTGACATTGCTGGCACGTGGATGAAGGGTCGTGTACAAAAACAAAAAGCTGAAACGGAAGCAAAAGTAGCTCAAATAAAAGCAAAGGCGGTGGTATATGAAAAACAAGCGACTGGGGAACTGGACATGGAGAAAACCCTCACAGAACAAATGGGTGGGTCTTGGAAAGACGAAGCGTGGACAATCTTCTTTATTACCGTACTTACTGCCTGTTTCCTCCCTTGGACACAGGGATATGTCAAAGAAGGGTTTTTATTTTTGGATAGTAGTACTCCTGATTGGTTTGCTAACTGTATTTACATTAGTATAGCAGCGAGCTTTGGATACAGAGTTGGTAAAGCTGGTGTAAGTATGATAAATTCTGTTAAGCGTGTACCACAACCAAAAAGAAAAAAGTAATGGACGGACTTTACATTTCCGAAAAATTACTTAAGATTATAAAAAGTAGAACTGAAAGTATCAAAGACACACTTGCTCATGGAGCAATAAAAGATTTTGATAGTTTCAAAGAGTTAAGAGCAAAACTCAATGAACTTGCTTATATTGAACAGGAACTCAAGTCCCTGCTGGAAGGAGTAAAAGAAGATGACTAAAACACTTTACGTACCTCAACACGTAATTAAAAAGAAACAAGAAGAAAAATCCGCAGTAAAAAGATTACCTCAACCGACTGGATGGCGTATCTTAGTATTACCTTTTGAAATTAAAAAGAAAACTGCATCAGGCTTACATTTACCTGATTCAGTAGTTGAAAGGGAAAACATCGCTACTACTTGCGGTAAAGTGTTAAAAGTCGGTCCTTTAGCCTACAGAGATTATGATAAATTTTTAGGTCATGCGTGGTGTCAAGAAGGTGACTGGGTTATATTCAGTAGATATGCAGGAAGTCGTTTTAAAATTCAAGGTGGAGAATGCAGAATTTTAAATGATGACGAAATATTAGCAACTATCGATAACCCTGAAGATATTTTACACACATAATAGGAGGAACTAATGGCTGAAGAAGCTATCAAACAAGAAACCAACGAAGAAGAAACTGTTGAAGTTACTCTTGATGACAAAGAACCTAAAACAGAAACAAAGTCAGAAGAAATCAAATCACCAGAGGTAGAAGTTGAAAAACCTGAAGAAAAAAAGCAAGAAGAAAGTGGTGATGAACTTGAACAATATTCTGAGGGCGTACAAAAAAGAATCAACAAATTAACTGCGAGATTGCGTGAATCAGAACGTAGAGAAAAAGCTACAATGGATTATGCAAAAGGTGTGCAAAAAGAACTTAAAGAAATCCAAACGCAGTCAAAAACTATTGATGGTAATTTTGTACAAGAATTTAAAAACAGAGTAACACTACACGAAGAGGTTTTACAAAAGACTTTACGTGATGCTATCAATGCTGGTGACGTTGACGCACAAGTCAAAACACAAACAGAACTTGCCAAGTTAGCTCAAGATAAACAAACACTTTTGAAACTAGAGGAACAGCGTAAAGTAGCTAAAGAACAACGTGAGGAAATAGGTAAAGAAACTGCACCGCAACCCACAGCACAACCTCAAAAAGCAGACCCAAAAGCGACTGCTTGGGCGGCTAAAAATGAATGGTTTGGTGCAGATGAACCTATGACACTTACTGCATTTAGTATACACAATAGATTAGTAAAAGAAGAGGGTTGGGATCCTCAAAGTGATGATTACTATAATGAACTTGACAAACGTATGCGTGCAGAGTTCCCACACAAATTTGGACTTACACCACAGCCAAAAGCAACTGGTCCAGCAGTGACATCTGCAAACAGAGCAGGAGGCAAAACTAACTCTAATAAAATAAAGCTATCAGCAAGAGAGGTTGCAATAGCTAAAAAACTTGGTATAACTAATGAACAGTACGCAAGACAAGTACAAAAAATACGTAACGAAAGGGGATCTTGATGATTGATCGTACGCAAAGAGCTTCTCAAACTAGAGAAAAAACGTCTCGAAGAAAACCTTGGAGACCTCCGTCAACACTTGACGCACCAAAAGCACCGGAAGGCTATGTTCATCGTTGGATAAGAGAGTCCGTTATGGGACACGACGATAAGAAAAATCTTTCTGCAAGGCTACGCGAAGGCTTTGAATTAGTTCGCGCCGATGAGTATCCTGACTATGAATCACCCACAGTACAAGAAGGCAAGTATTCTGGTGTGATTGGAGTAGGTGGATTACTTTTAGCTCGTTTTCCTGTTGAGTCTAAAAGAGAGCGTGATAGGTATTTTGCTGGTAAAACAGAAGACCAAATGACCGCTGTTGATAATGACTTAATGAGAGAATCGAACCCTAGTATGCCTATCAGTAAACCTGAAAGGCAAAGTCGTGTAACTTTCGGAGGCAAAGGAGTCTCTGATAAATAATAGGAAAGGAACCTAAAAAATGGCAAATATAGATGCTGCATTCGGTTTAAAACCGTTAAAAATGCTAGGTGCTGGAACTAACTCTAATGGTGTGATGAACTTTAAAATTCAATTAGCTGGTACTACAGGTACTACAAGTGTAATCGGTGAAGGAACCCCTGTTATACCTTTGGCAAACGGTTTAATTGATATAGTTGGTGCTGCCGCTGGAGGAACTGTTCCGTTACTTGGCGCATTCATTGGTTGTGAATATACTGGCCTTGATGGCACTCCAGTCTTTGCAAATAAATGGCCTGGAACTGCTTCAGTTAAGTCTGGTACAGAAGCAACCGCACTCGTAGCCGCACATCCTGATCAGCTTTTTGCGATCAACTGTGATGCTGCAATGACTCAAGCTGGTGTACACGCAAACGCTAACTTTGCGACTGCTACAACAGTAGATGCAACAACTGGCAAATCAGGTGCTGAATTAGCAGTGAGTACTTTAAATACAACAAATACTTTAAATATGAGAGTTGTTGGTTTACAGGACTTACCTTCTTCAAGCGACACCTCAGCTGCTGGTATGATTGCGATTGTTCAACTTAATAACCACTTCTATCGTTACAATGCTAACGGTACTGGTGCTGGTATATAGGAGGGAATTATGCCGATAACTAGAGGACAACTCTTAAAAGAACTAGAACCAGGACTAAACGCCTTGTTCGGTTTAGAGTATGATCGTTACGATAACGAACACGCAGAAATTTTTGATACAGAAACTTCTGATAGAGCA